CTTTTCGCTGAAAGACTTAGAAGTTTCAGGCTTTGTATCCAATGGGATACGACCACCTAATTCCTCACCAAAGCGTTCAACAAGCGCAGGTCTGCCTAGATAGACTTTACGCCATACTGCTGTTACTTCTTCCCATGTACGGGCAACAGTCAAGCCAAAGTCACGCCAATGAACATAGTCAACAGGAGCACACTCGTACTCTATGCGTTCCTGATCCTCACGGTACATACCGCCTTCGGTTTCTGCTTCGTCAATGTCCTCAGTAATTTCAAGTCCATCTTCAGGCATATCCATACCATCAGCTTCAGAACCTACAATATGTGGCTCATAACGAACCCAGCTAGTACCACGCCCACCTAACAGGCGGTCATTAACTGATTGATTCATAGCGGATTTGTAGTCACCGTAGTGGGTGATCTCGTAGTCCAATGCTCTCTCAAGCATCATAGAAGCTACTCTACCTATTGGATCGTTATCTCTAAATCTACGGCTTACATCAGGTCTAGGCAGTCTAGCAAAGATAGCTGGGGTAATAGTCTGTACATTGCTCCACAGAATATTAAACTTTGCATTAGGGTTATTCCTAGTACGGCTGTCATCACGATACCGTTTAACAATCTTGTCGGCTCTACCTTCCCATTCCTTAAAGGTGCGCTCGTACTGCCCAATAGTGTTATACCAATCTTGGTATTCGTGTTCCATAGTAATCCTTAAGTAAAGTTGCCTGTAGCAAATACGGTAGCACCAGCACCAGTAGTAATCTTCCATGCTCCGCTTACTGACTGGGCATCAAGTGTCAGCATATATAAGCCAACAGGGGTAGTAGCGGTTGTAAGTGGGTAGGATATTGCGCCATCCAGTAGTGATACTGTGCCAGTAGTTAAGGCATTGACAGTAATAATAAGGTTGCTAACTATATCGCCTTTAGCACCAGTAACGCCTAATACTTGGGCAGTTTGGCTTGCGGCAACGGTTTCGTAATAGACTGCATAAGGTAGGGCTACGGCTGACATTAGATTCTCCTAAAGGTTTGTTTTGGTGTTTCTTTCCACATCTCATTGAGCGTTACATCAGTTTGCCCGACATGAAGTCCCTTAACTCTTGAGTCTTTGAGGATAGGGCTGTCCTCATCTTTCCATACAATCGATAGATAGCGAAACGCATCGGCAGAGTGACTTGTGAAATCATGTTTTGGGCGGTCATTAAAGCATTTTTTATCATCATTCCATTCCCGTTGATACTGACGCAGACATTCGATACCTTCTTCACACCTATTATCAAACCAAGTGCGAGTTAATGCAAGCCTTGTTGCCTGTATTCCATCCTGAATTGACAGGTTTGGAACGATTTTTAGGTGTTTTATGTCGATTTTTGTCGCAAATTGTTCGATTATGCTCTTACCACCCGATGCCATAGTTTTAGCTCTAGCGTCATGTGGCAGGTAATGATAGCCATACTTGTATCCGAACTCATCTTCTTTTTGTTGCAACAGACCTGTATAGAATGGCACAGCCTGTCCGTTAGATGAGTGGTGATCTAGAACCCGTATCTCCCCATATACCACCTGAAACCACCAAATTGAAGTGGAGTCATTAAAACCCAAATCCCAAGCAGTATGACAGGGGAACATAGGATCGTAATCAACAGTAGTAATTCGATCCATATCCGTGATCCTACGCATCTCTTGACCATAGTACGCCCCCATAATTGCCGCTTCAAAGCTACAGAGAAACTCCTGCTCATATTGATTATCTGACATAGATGCTTTAGCGTCATCAAGCTCTGATTGTGGCAAAAGCATGGTTTGATCTGCCCGTAGTACTTTTACATACCAGTTAGGCTTTTTAGTCGCTTCGTTGTATATATCGTAAAAAGCGTTGTGTCCTTTTGGAGTACCAATAAACACGGCCCAAGTCTGATAACCATTTAAACCATTACGGTCTGTGAGCAATGGCCTGATGATTTCACCCCATACAGACGGCTTCATATCAGCCATTTCGTCCATCACTACGCCATCCAAAAAATTCCCACGAAGTGCGTCAGGATTATCAGCCCCAAATAGCCTAATCCTAGCCCCATTTATAAGTTCTACCCATAATTCAGACTGGTTTGATTTAGCTAATACAGGCTCAGAGAATCGTTCTAAGTATCGCCAAGCTACGCTTTTTGCCTGTGAGTAAAAAGGTGCGATATAGGCATATTGGGCGTGGGGTTTGTTTTCTAGCAAGGCTTTGACTATCAGGTCGTTAATACAGGCCACAGTTTTGCCACAACGCCTGTGAGCCACTATTACTGCCCAACGCTCCTTACGGTCATGAAAGTCCTCAAAAACGCTTCTAGGGCGGTATTTTAGCTTTATAGGGCTACTCATCTGCCCATGCAATCCTTAGATCACCACCATTAGTGCCTGTAACCTCATTTACTTGGGTTTCTTTCCATCTAGCCCGTGTTTTTAGCCAAAAGATAGCGGCCGCAGTATTACCCTTTTTGGCTTGGCTAAACAAAGTGCCAGCAATAGCGGCATTGGCATCAATACGCCCTTCGTCTAATTCATCTTTGTAATACTTAACCAGCGTGTCAGCACTAATCTTTAAGCGTGTGGCTATATCCTCATGGGGGCAACCCAACGCAGATAAGCGTTTAACTTGCTCTTTAGTGGCTTCGGTAGGCTTATGTTCTTTTCCTTGAGCCATTTTATAACTCCGAAAGTACGGCTTGTTTGCCAGTAAAGTCTTCCCAACGCTTTACTATGACATCGCAATATTTAGGGTCTAATTCCATCAAATAAGCGTGCCTGCCGTGCTTTTCAGCCGCAATCATAGTTGTGCCTGAACCACCAAAACTATCAAGCACAATATCCCCACCCTTTGTGTTATTAAGCATTTGATATTCAAATAACTCTACAGGCTTCATTGTTGGGTGTTCTTTATTTCTGTTTGGCTTATCAAACTCTAAAATAGTAGTTTGTTTGCGGTCAGTAGCCCATAAATGGCCTGCACCCTCTTTCCAACCATACAAACAAGGCTCATGCTTCCAGTGGTAGTCTTGCCTGCCCATAACCATAGTGGACTTTTTCCAAATAAGGCATTGGCGTACTTTCCAACCAGCATCGTGAGCCGCACCTCTAAAGTTGTAGCCTTCTGAATCAGCGTGCCATATATAAAACACAGCCCCAGCCTTCATTACTGTATTGGCTGTAACATAAGCATCACGTAAGAATTGTCGAAAGCCGTCATCACTCATTGAATCGTTTTGAATAGTTAAGGCATCTTTAGTTTTACCTTCATACGCCACATTGTAAGGTGGATCGGTAAGCCACATATCTACTTGCCTGTCGTTTACTAGCTTATCCATATCAGTAACGCTACAGCTGTCACCGCACATAAGTCTATGATTTCCAAGGATATATACATCGCCCAGCTTAGTGTTAGGCTCTAATGGAGTGTCAGGTACGGCATCTTCATCTGTTAACCCTTCTACAATTTCAGGCTGTAACAAAGCATTTAGCTCTTTATCGTCAAAACCTAATAATGTAAGGTCAAAGCCCTCATCCTCTAATTCTTGCATTTCAATCGTCAGCATGGCGTTATCCCACCCTGCATTCATAGCCAGCTTGTTGTCAGCAATGATGTAAGCCTTTTTTTGGCTTTCAGTCATATCGGAGCAATCAATGGTGGGTACTTGGTCTAAGCCTAGCTTTTGGGCGGCCATTAATCTGCCATGCCCAGCAATAATGCCTACCCCGTCTACCAAAATAGGATTGCGAAAGCCAAACTCTTTTATGCTTGCCGCAATTTGCCCGATTTGTTCAGGGCTGTGTGTACGGCTGTTCTTTGCATAAGGTATTAGCTTATTTACAGCAACTTCTTGAATTTTCATATTTAACCAAGTGGTTGATTAAGATAAGTTAATTCTACTACTATTTAACTTCTTTATCCAAGTCTTTAAGTTTATTGGCGATCAGCTTTCTACGGGCGATGCGATCAGCTTGGTTTTTTTCTAACGTAGTTTCTTTATGATTACGCAATAAAGCGTTTTCTTTTTTGTACTTATGATCCATTGGCTTCATTTGTAATCTTTCATTGCTTGTCTATAGCGGCACGAATGGCATCTTTGCGATTCATTTTTTAGTAAACTTTTCGAGTTCTAAAGCTAATCTAGCTCTACGACCTTCTTTACCTTTAGCTTCTGCCGCTTTTTCAAGTTTGCCCTTAGGAATTGTTTTACCTTCAGGAACGCCTAATTCTTTTTTTAATGCGCCTTTATGTTTAATTGCACCTGCAATCCAGTTAGCCATTACATTTCTCCCATTTCAGTCTTTTTAGACTCTTTTTTGGTTTCGCCTTTTTCTTCGCTAGACTTCATGTGCTTTTCGTATTCGGCTTGAATCTTAGCTCTGCGACCACCTTTAGCTTTATCTTGTACGCTTAAAGCAATAGCAAGTGCTTGTTTTGCTGGCTTACCAGCGGCTTCTTCGGTTTTAATGTTTTCACCTACTGCGGCAGGGGATTTTGATTTTACGAGTGGCATGATAGACCTTAGTTAAACGCTGTAATCTGATTTTACAACACCTTTTGAATTACTCCTAGTGCTCTTAATGCGGCATCAACGCTATCAACACGACTGATTGAGCCACCCTTCCAGTCTGCCATAAACTTTAATTGGTCGGGTGTGAACTTTGCCTTAGAGTCACGCTTGATCTCCATCAACATAGTTTCGTTACCAAATCCAACCAATAAATCAGGACACCCATGCTTCATAGCGGCTAAAGATACAACTGATGCACCAGCTTGTCTTAATGCCGCCACTATTTCTTTATGATTTGTATCAATTCGTGCGTATGTCATTGATTTACCTTTAAAATAGATTAGTATTAGCTAACTTTATCATTAAAGGTAGGTCATGGCACAAAAACCGTTGTCAAGGGCAGAATTGCAAGAAGCCTTAAATGCTTATGCAAAGATAGGAACTAAGACTGGGGCGGCTAAAGTATTAGGAATTAACCCCAATACCTTTAATACAAGAGTTAGGGTAGCCAAGTCTATTGGTTTACAGCCCACAATTAAGGTAGCTAACAAAGAATTGACCGAACTTTTAGAAGCGCAGGATAAGATCAGACAGCTTGAGTCTATGCTTAACGGTCAAGAAGAAGAAAAGTTAACATCGGACTATATCAAAAAAGTGATATTAAAGATGTCTACCGCCAAGACTTCTACACCAAACTGGTTGGTTAAACCAGTTAAAGGCAAGACAGTAGCAGGTATTCCGACTTTATTTGCATCAGATTGGCATTGGGGGGAAGTTGTAGACCCTAATCAGATCAATGGGGTTAATGAATACAATGTCGCTATAGCCCAAGATCGTGCTAGGGTTATGGTAGAAAAGGCAATAGACCTACTAAAAAACCATGTAGCACACTCAAATTATGAGGGAATTGTCTTTGTGCTGGGTGGGGATATGGTATCGGGTGACATCCACGAGGAGTTGATGGCTACAAACTCGATGGAAATCATGCCGACAGTCTTAGATTTGTTCGGAGTCTTATGTTGGTGTATTCAAACACTAGCAGATGAGTTTGGAAATGTCTTTATTCCGTGCGTAAGTGGCAATCATGGGCGCAACACGCACAAGATCAGGGCAAAGGGTCGTAACTTCACCTCATTCGATTGGTTACTCTATCAATTCCTGAGTAAACGATTCGAAAGTGATAAGCGTGTTCAATTTCATATACCCGATGGCTCTGATGCCTATTATTCAATCTACGGACATAAATATCTACTTACACATGGGGATCAATTTCGTGGGGGTGACGGTGTCATTGGGGCTTTAGGGCCAATCATTCGGGGTGACCATCGTAAACGCTCTAGGAACGCTCAGATTGACATGGAATACGATACGATGCTCTTGGGTCATTGGCATCAATTAATCCAGCTAGAACGCCTTATAGTCAACGGTAGCCTTAAAGGTTACGATGAGTACGCTTACAGCAACAATTTTGGGTTTGAGCCGCCAAGACAGGCTTTATGGTTGACACATCCTGAGCATGGTTTAACATTTAGTATGCCCGTGTATGTAGAGCGCAAGAAAAAGAAACTCAATACAGAATGGATTAGCTGGAAATGAGATTGACGCCTGAAGCCATCCGTAATGCGTATGCAAGTCTGTACTGCTTGTATCCGTTTACTAAGTGGCCCATGCCTCTACCCGATGAGATCGAGTTTTTAATTACGCCTGACCCTGAATTGATGGGAAGTTACCAACTAGATACTGGTGGTGACTATGAACACACCATTACGATTAGTTCTGCCCGTTGTGGTCACTACTACACGATGCTCACTACGCTGGCACATGAGTGCTGTCACATGAGTTTTCACCGATTAAAGGGTGATAAATGGACACAACACGGCAAAGCCTTTAGGACTCGATGCAAGTTAATCGCACACGAATTAGGCTTTGACGGGTTGGAACTATAAACTTATAAGTATCAGACTATAAACTTATAGGTATCAAACTGGTAACTTAAATGTTACTTATAAGTCTTATAAAAGTCTTTCCAAGTCGATACAAGGCAGTTGTACCAAAATTCATACGCTTGCTTGGTGCGATCTAAGACTTCTTCGTACTTCTTGAACTGCTCATCAAATGTAAACATAGCAATCTCCTATTAAATGTTGCATTGCACCATTTTACATTATTTAGCCATGAAGTAAAGTCCAATATTGGCAGTAGCGTAGGACATATAAGTAATGCCCATCGGAAGGTTCCCTTTTGCTACCTGCTCAATTCCTATGTAAGCGTAGATAGCACCAGTAACGATAATTAGCCAATTACTCATCTATAAGACTTTCCGTTTGCGCCAACAACTGTTCTTCCGTGATTCCGTATTCTTGCTCGAACCGTTTACGACCCATTCCGTGAATACTGGTATTTGATCCTCGATGGTGATAGGGACAAAGCGGTATAACTGGCGAGCGGCTTCTAACGCCACCTCGTCTAATGTGATGCAATTCTGCTGGCGTTCCCTCGTTGCCTTGATTCCGACATAATGCACATCCCAATTCAGCAATTTTTCGGTATTTTTGTTTTTCATTTTTGGTCATTAGCGTGGTCGCAAGACAGTTGTTCAAGTTTCTCAGCACTTTCAGCAATGTCTACGCTAATCTCTAACATCTTTACAGCGTCATCTTTTTTAAGGGCATCGTCATACATACGCATTAGCATTTTTAGAATTAAGTATTCTTGGGTTAAGTCGATCATTTTAATATTCTGTCCTGTGTTCTGTTTGATACTTCTAAAGTCTGCCATGTAGAGTGACGTAATCTTGCACTTTCAAGTAACCACTTGAGTTTTTCTGCTTTTTCCGTAGCAATTCCAATCGCCTTACATAAATCCTGATAATCTTGGCTTCTATAAGCCTCACGCTCCTGCGCCCCGAGAGATTGCTCGCTAGTTTCAGCCATCTTGATAGCCTTAAGCGAACTCTTGTACGCTTCAAGTTGCGCCAATTCACCCTTTGCCTGTGCATATTTACCTGCGTTTTCTAATATAAAGTCTATACATTTATTGGGGTCTATCATTTTCCTAATCTCTTTTTAATAAGCATCTTCATGCGATCTTCAGTTTCTTTATTCTGCGCCAGTAAGCGCACAACTTCGGGCCATCCCCGTCTTTTTGCTACAGCTATATACCAACTTACTAAATACTCCTCATGCTTCAATTTGCTTAATCTTCATGCTAATTCTAGATCGCCATTGTTGCCAACCTTCTCCAGCATAGGCAGGGCAGTTTACTTCTTGCGCTTTTCTAGCTGTTAATTCTTCGCTGGAATACCAAGGAAGTTCAGGTTTCTTAGTCGGTTCAATGTCTATATTGTCAGTCCAGCGTTCTTGATTTAAAAAGGTCGCAGGGTATGGTATGAAATCTTTAGCCGTTTCTTTGATCTTCCAATACTTTAAGTAGTTAGGCATGGCTTCAAGACATTCTGCTTGCTGGATAGGGGTTAGCCTGTTCCATGCTCTTTCAGCATCCTTGCGAGCCATTTTACGGGGGTACTGGTTATAGAAATCATTGAATATCATCTAATTGTTTCCTTAATGCGGCACATTCATCTTCAAGCATTTTAGTGTGATCAAGAGCTTGATTGTCTGCAAACTTTAAAATGGGTTTGTCTAGGGCTTCTTTACACATTTCGATGTAACGATCTACTTCTAGACGATCTTCTCCACCAATAGCGGCAGAACTATAGCCCATTGGTTTACCCATCGTGTCATAAAACACTTCACAGATTTCAAAATAATCTTCGTAAGCGTTGCTTAAATTTACTAACCTAAGATTCCAAGTCATGTTTTTATCCAAAATAAAATGATTAACAAAACCGCCATAACAGAACCAAAGATGGCGAATATTCCAACAGAAAAAACTATTAATAAATTTTCCATATTGAAAGTATATGTTAAGTTATCTTAATTAGATTAAATTAATTCTAGGTGTTTTCCCTAGTGTGTTGTTTTTTTACTATATATATTTAATATATAAGATTTGTTACTGCTCTTTCGGTGAACGAACCTAGCCTTCCTAGATTCGCCTTAATCTGCTCCATCGGAGTTACAGAACCCGCCAGTCGTTCGTTGAATAGGCACTAGCTTCGCCACCTATTTGTGTGCTGTTACATCAACTATCCCACAGTAGCACTTGTATCTTAAAAGCTGTTGTTTTTAGCCGACCTTTTAAGACCAAGCAGAAATAGAAAAAGCCCTTCAAGGGTAATCTCTAAGTTGAACTCATTTTAGAAAAGACCAGCCAGCCTTTCCAAAATGCTCAGAAACTACCCCTCAAGGGCTTTAGCTGGTTATAAATCCGCAGAGTTCAATCCGCTTGTCGACAGTATAACACTATTCCAATTCAGGCCATATCATTTTGTAAGAAAGTGGGAAAAGTTGCTTTCTATTGATTAGACCGACACTTTCTTTTTCTAGGGTAGCCGCTAGGATCACCAGCTTGTCATAAGGAATAACGCTGTTTTGCCACATAGACACGGCTGGAACGCTTACCCCAACCAGTTTTGCTACCTTAGTACAGCCACCTAGTAGCTTAATCATTGCTGTTGCTGAAATAGTATCCATAAGCTATCTTAACATTTTTACAACAAATTGCAAATAAAGTGTTGCATTGTGTTTTAAGTTGGCTTAATATCTAAGTACGGTATATGCCGTGTTAATAGGAGAACTCTTATGAGTGAGCAAGATCAAGACTTCAACAACTTCCAACAACATTTGGAACGCATCTTTAAAGACATCGAGGATGGTGTATTTTTATCCGCAGATGAAATCGGTGACCTACGCTATGCGTGTGGCTTACCAGCCCGTAACACCCATGTAAACCCATTATTGCGTGATGTAATTAATGACTTTGGCAATGTATTTGGCTTGCAAAATTTTCCAACAATTAGAGGTGAAAAATGATTATTTCAGACAACAGTAAAGAATTTAAGATAGCCCCTGCTGGGCTTCACATGGCACGGCTTTATAGTTGTATTGATTTAGGTCATCAGGCTACCGAATGGGCTGGAGAAACTAAGATCATGCACAAGGTCGTATTGACTTGGGAATTGCATGGCGATGACGATGCTGGACAGCCTTTACAGACAGACGATAAGAAGCCTTTAATCGTGTCTAAACGCTATACAGTAAGTCTTGGAGATCAGGCACGACTTCGTCAGGACTTAGAGTCTTGGTCTAACAAGAAGATGACCGCAGAAGATCGCAAGAACTTTGACCTTAAAGCCTTACTAGGTAAGTTCTGCATGGTCAACATTACCCACTCAGAAGATGGCAAGTACGCCAACATTAGCGGTATTAGTCCAGTACCTAGCGCATTGCGTAATGTCCAGCCTGAAGGCGTAAACCCTATTAATCATTTTTGGTTAGCAGA